ACCTGGCCGCAGCACTGGGCAGAAAGGGCGATGTAGCTCATTTGATGGCGCTGATGTGGTGGGAGGCGGGTTCGCTGTGATGGGCGGGTTGGAAGGTCAGGCCGTCGTAAAAGATGGCGGCGAAGGTGAAGGTGGGGATCAGAAACAGAACACTGTTGACGAGAAGGTTTTTCATGGATCGTGTGGTGTGTAGCGGGGACCGGATCGCTCCGGTTGGGTGAATGGTAGCGGTGATCCCTAGGGAGTAAACCCCTAAATTCGGCAAGTTGTAATTCGTGATCTTGACGGGCTGCCTAGCGTTAATGTGCTATGCGCCAAAACCATGGATGAAGCCGCCTGGGAATGGCTGAAGATCAGACAAGACACAACAAAAGAATTCAGCGTTGAAAAAGAGGCCCGACGCCTGGAAAACACTCCAAACGCAGGCCCCATTGCCGCTCAGTTGTATCGCGCTTGGTCTATGCAGCAGGACTTGCTACAACAGGCCACCAACAGAATTGCAGCACTTGAACTGCAGCTGATGGACGCTCAGCACGACCTCAGGAATTAGCGGGCACCTTGATGTGTGCCCAGTTCTTCCCGTACTTGATGTTGTTGACGGTGCTCACATGCACCCCGAAGGATTGAGCGATGCGCGCAGCTGATTCCTTGCCAGCAGCAAGGCGCTGTTTGATCTCAATCACCTTGGCCTCGTTCAAGGAAGCACGGCGACCGCGGCGCCGGTTGGTGATCAGGCTCTTGGCGGCCTTGGGCTTGGCTTCGGTGACAGCAGTGGGTTGAGGCGCGCCACCAGCCTTGATGATTTGAGCGTTTTCGATCAGTCGTTGAATTTGACCGATGCGGTTGTTCAGTTCAACAACCTGGGCGTCAGTGAGGATGATCATGGTTGACATCAGAAAGAAGCTTCAGAGGATTCAGGCTTGAGTGGGCTAAAGGAGCCTTTGTTGCCCCATTTGCCGCCCCAGAGTGAGAAACCGGTTTCTTCGGTGAACTCGTCTTTGCCGGTGTAAATGCGAATCTTGCTGCCTTTTGCCTCAGCCTGTTCGGCCATGGTCATCAGGTAGTTCGCAGCCTTGACGGCCTGTTCAGCGGTGAAGTCAACCACGAGATTTTCCTCGGGCGCCTTGTCGCTTTTACGGTTGCGATTTTCCATAATTCGGAATTTCGCTTGAAAGGCAAAATCAGCCATGAGTTGACAGGAAAGTGGTGATGATGTGCCGCAGGGCTTGATTGATGTTCTGCCCTGTTTTGGCGCAGTAAGCCCTCAGCTCTTTGTGGACATCTCCCGAAAGCTTGGCCGCTACAACGAAGCGGTTTTTCTTCCGGTTGATCTCAGCAGGAGTTTTGGGCTTTCTTGCGGTCATGCAGGGTTGTCAGCGATGTACTGATCAATGAACTGCTTGTGGTCGGGGAATTGGATGCGGTCGGCAATCCGCGGCGCCTTGATGTCGAATTGCTTTTTGAAGGCAGCAATCAGGTCATCACGCTTGGCGTAATTCTTGACGGCTACTTTCACCTTTTCGACTTCCTCTTCAGTCAGAAAAACCACTCCGGCGGCTTTCTTGCTGGCGGGTTTAGGCGCTGCTTTAGCTGGCTCTGCAGCTTTTGACTTGTCTTGTTGAACAGCTGGTTTAGCTGCTTCCTCGCGGTGTGGATCTTCGATGGTTTCCCGCGCCCAGAGCTGCCACGCAAGCCCGAAGGCCGCGGCTGAGGCAGTGCATAGGCAACGTCGGTGAGCATCCGTGAGATCGCGAGCAGTGACCTTCTCAAATGCGATTGCATTGTTCCGGTTGTCCATGATTGCCTGAGGAAAGTCAGGCGTGCGGAGGCCATCTGGGCCTGAGAAGCAGCCAACGACGTATGCAGTGCCGTTAGGTGCTTGCCACACATGGCCGTCGTCGGCGGTGCGGACTAAGTGGAACTGCCATCCGGGCGCGTGTTCATGCAGCAGGTGAGCCACACGGCACCAGTTGACGTAATCGGCGGCGTAGGAGCCTGTGCCTTTGGTGTCAACGTCAGCCTTTGTGATGACAGCCCCGAGATTGGGGAAATCAGGCATAGAGGGTGTGCGGTTGATCGGTGAAGGGTCAAACCCTGGATGGAGTATATCCCTAAATTGCTCTCAATGCAACCCAGTGGTAACCACCGGCCTTGTAGCCGTACTTGCATGAGTTGTAAATCGCAGATGGGTCTACAAATGCGAATTTCCCTGCCGCTCGATAGCCCAAGAATTCCTGCCCTGTCTCAACACATTTGCACGGCGTCGGGTTGTAGCGGTGCGGCTTGTTGACCCTTGGTTGAGCCATGATCCTGTCCACTAACCCACGATCCTCAAGCGCTACAAACAAGCCATCAGGATCAAAGTCACGAAACAGCCCTGGCTTTTTACGGGCGAATCGCTTCAGCTCTGCGCGAGATACAAACCATGGTTGGTTGCCGTGATTTGATTCCTTCTCGGCCTTCAGCCCCTGTTTGATCAGCTTGTAAACCATGTGCCGCGTCGTGCCGAACATCTCGGCCAGCTGTGCGAACTTGTACCAATCCAGCTCAGGCATTAGCGGAATGCCCATCTGAACCAACTTGCCCCTAAATGACGCCTCAGAACGCTTGGGGTAACCCTGCTGTCCTGCAAGACGGCAATAGGTCAGATAAAGCCGCTTAGGTGGCATTGAAACGCTGATTTGCTCAATGAGATCAATCTCACCTTTGCTCCATCGTTTCGTCCGCTGTTTAACCAGCTTCATGTGACAGGACGGGCCGCAAGTGATGCGCTTGCTTTTGCCTCTGCCCTTCAGATACGGAATGCCAAAAATCGAATCGCAGACAACGCAGATTCGCCTGATGCCTGAACCTTTCACAGTGCGTTGATGGTGATGATTGCGCCGATGTATTCGCCTTCGTTGGCGTATTGCTTGGTTGCTAAAAGGCTCGCAACCTGAGAGTCATCCTTGATCAAGACTCCGGTTATGCCATCAAGGGTGCTTCGGCAGGTCTTATCGATGTCCGGTTTTGTGACTTTATGGAATGGCGCGTTGGGCTTCAGCATTCCCTTGCTGTTGTAGTGCGCCTTCGGCCTTGGGAAGAGAAACGTAATGCCGACATAGACCGGACCGAGGAACATCTCGTGGCCAGCTTCAAGCGCTGCCTGGCTGACAGCAAAACGCCACGGCTTGACCTTTTTCGATGATTCGATCATTCGGCCATTGCCCACATGTCGCTTGCTGCCCTGCGGTGCTGGCTCAATTCCCTGGACTTGAAAAATCATCCGAACGCATCAAGCAGTTTTCAAGGTGAATTTTGTCCTCAAGCCGTTGATGGAACAAGCTGCCCTGTATTTCCTCTTCGGTAAGAGTGAGCAGGTAAACAGTCAGTTCAGCAACGGCGTCACGGTACTGGTCTGGATCCCATAGTTCGTACTTGGCGAGGATGGCCTCAATACGATCGTCTACAGGAGTCTTGGCCATCAGAACTCTGCTTTCGGCAGGGTCACCCGCCAATAGTCCGTCTCCCTTTTAAGTGCTACGCCTTCAAACTGCTCAAGCTGTTGCAGTTCTTTTACGGCGTTGCTGTAGTGCCAACTTGTACGGACGCAGCGGGAAACCTTGACGGCATTGCTAACGAGATTGCCCTCGTCGTCTTTCAGGTCGTCCAGCTCACCGGTGGCGTACATCAGAGCCAGATCATCCATGAGCACCTGGAGGGCCTCTTCATGGCGCTTGATTTCGGCTTTGGTGCTGGCGATGGCGCCAAGCAGAAGGTTGGGGTTGGTCATAGCAGAACAAAGGAAAGGCCCCCGTAGGGGCCAGGTAGATCAGGCGGCCAGTGTGATCCAGTAGGCGGGAGGGAATCCAGGAACGCATTCGTCGTCTTCCTGGCTGTGGACCAAGCCCTTTTCAATCAAAGAACCCAGGACGCCAGCAGTGACGTGATCATTTTGAAATGGCGTGATCTCGTGAAGCCAGCCGCAGCCAGGCTCATCCATGCCAGCTTTGATTTCGTTGAGCAGGGCTTGCTCTTTCTCGGTGAGATTGATGGTCATGTGTCTGTGAGTGGTGGGGTCTCCCCCGTACAGATGGAGTATACCCCTAAGTGCGCGGATCCTGCAACCCCTAAAACTCGGGTTGGTTCAGGGTCAGGAACGTGTCCCTCGCCGCCTGCCACTCGATATACGCCTGGTCAACGTCAACCTTCTGCAGCGTCGTTCCACCAGGACGGCTCCACAGCACACCCGCCTTCTGCACATACAGCCGCGGCCAGTGCAGGCTGAGCATCCCTAGGTAGCCCCCAAGCTGCGTGCTCACGTCATACGGACTGGCATCGGCCTTGCCTTGGGTCTTCAGGTCAACCAAGACCAGCTGCCCGTGGTCATCCTTCCGCCGCAATAAGCAATCAAAGCTGCCCGCAATCGAGCGTTCCACATCGGCCAAGCGGTATTCACACGCAATCGCCTCGTAGTTCTCCCAAACGGAATGCTCAATCAGCGGCTCCACCCATTCCTTGTATCCCTCCGGGTAGTCCCCAGGGTCACCAGTCGTCAGAAAGTTCTCCAGTGCCAAATGCACCGACTTCCCACGCGGCTCCCAGATGTGCTTCGTCTCCATGATCCGCTTCATCGCCCAGGGATCTTTCTTGCCCTTGCACACCTTCGTCACTGAATGATTCAGCCACTGGCCCGTCGGCTGCCAGCAATAACGGTGTGCTTCCTCGTCGAACTGGATCGGCAGGGGCTTGAGCCAGCGGTCATCCATCACCATGCCTCTTCATTTGCAACGGGCTGCTTTACAGGTAACTCGCCATAAACTACGCCGGTTTTACCGTCAAAGCCAAGAGTTAGCTTTCCTGTAATCCCATGTCGATTCTTGAGCATGTGTAGCTCAATCTGATTTGGCTGAGTCGTTGGGTCGTAATACTCCGGGCGAAACAATCCAATCACTGCATCTGAGTCTTCCTCAATGCGGCCACTATCTCGCAAATCTGAAAGCTGTGGCGTTTTATTTGTCCTGCCCTCAACTCCACGATTGAGCTGAGACAAAAGCACAATATCTATCTTCAGCTCCACGGCTAGCAGCTTTAGAGC